AGACGGACACAGTTTCCAGGACAACACCAGTAACAACACCTGGAACTTCGGCGTACAGGTCGAAGCCTGGTGGTAACCGAGCAGTCTCCTCATTGTGATCATTGTTAAGCTCTTATGCAGGGGCTTTAATTTAACAATCTAACTTATTGTTATTAAATGGAATTAGTAACTGATACGTCCACATATTGACCACATGCTGCAAATACTCCCCCGCCCCCTGGGGGGGCCACTCACACAAAACCGCACAATCTGTGCGGTTTTTCTATAGCCTAAACACAAATTTTTTTATAACGTGCTGGCGCTGTCAGGTTGACGGCGTGATCAAACATGGAGGGTGCAAAATAATGAAGGCATTTTTTTGTTTACTATTGTTCAGCTCAGCAGTGATGGCCGAACAGCAAACAGCAAACAGCAAATACAACAACAAGCGATCTTGAGGTGCTGATTCAGAGGGCCGAAAACCTGCGGAATACCCTGCCAATGTCTGACGCTACGGTTGTAGAGGAAGACGCTCATCAGGATTCAGCAGCAGAGCCATCTGAGCCAGTCAAAAAATAATGCTCATATTGATCGTAAAGCCCCGCACTGACGGGGCTTTTTTCTATAACATCAGATTTAACTGATCCCGGCCATAATGCGACGCCGGAAATGCATCCTGCGGAATAAAACCAGCAGGCAGCGGCGGCTCGCCGCCCCGTTTAGTGACTTTCCTTTCAACGGTGTTAAGCGTGGTAAATGACTCGCTACACTCCAGATTCTGACACTGATGATACTGCCGTATCGTCATTTCACTGAGACGGCGACTGGTACGGGTGCGGGCAGTAGCGCCGCAAAACGGGCATGTAAACACAATGATGGCTCCTCGCGGAGTTGAACTCGCCGATATTTTAACCCGTTTCGGCAATCCATTCTGGCATTTTTGCCTCAAATTCCAGTCGCGTTGTGAACCCATTATCATCAATAGCGTGCTCTGCGCGCGCAATTACCCAGTCCTGATCATTGATATCTGATTTAAACCCCTCGACCGTTGAATGCATGCCCGGATACAGATCGGCCCGCCCACGTGCCAGCGTGATGCTGAATTGCGCGGCACCCCGCTGCAACTGCTGCCATTTGGCCGCAGCTGCCCTGCGCGCTGCGGTTTCGTTGTGGAATGTTTTACGCATGACATAAACGTTGCCCTCTGCGCCCTCGATGTAGTCACCCTCCCGGCTACTGCTCTTAGGTTTGGCCGCCGCTTTGCGCCTGGTCACTTTGACTTTGCGTTTTTTTCCGTAATCCAGATCGAGCCAGTACGCCTGCACGCCAGTGTAGGCGTCTCGATCGGCAATCCTGAAACTGTGCCGATCGCCACTGCTACGGGTGATAGTCAGCGACGGCAGTGCCTGCCCTGACGCTGTCAGACCACCACCCGGCAGGATGAACAACAGGCAGCCATTTTTAACGGTCGCTATAGCGCCGAGCATGTCAGCCATGCGTGTCAAAAACGACATATCAGACTCGTCTGTCTGATCTGCGTGGTCGATTTCGACGCTCATCAGCAGTTCACTTATCATCGGTTTCAGGTCATACCGCCGGGCGATCGCCGACACTACACGCTCAACCGTGACGTCATGCCAGGACGTCTCACGTTTTACGTTGAACTCCTCCCGGAAATCAGCCGCGCGGGCCGTGATCCCGACGACGTCGGGCGGACCCTCGTGGGAAACCTCATCAACGGTGTAAAGCCCTTTGTAAATCAGCTCCTCCCCCAGCCAGCCAATCGCGACGGCCAGCTGCGCGCCGCGCGGCGGTAACTCAACCAGGCCGTCAGAATCATCAATGGTTAGCGTCAGCTGGTCGGCCTCAAATCCACGGTTGTCAGTCAGCGACAGCGAGATCAGGCGATCGCGCAGTTCCGTCAGGTTTTTACCACCCAGTTGGATGGTGAAATCCGGGATTTTGACCGCGTCCCGCAGCGCATCAGCATAGCTGTTAACCACCAGATTGATCGTGCTCGCCACTGTGCCAGACATATCCCCCCCTGTGTTTTCCGCATGGTTTCACGCGCGGGCGCGCGGGTGATATGCGTTTTTGTTGTCAGCGAACGGCCAGACCCGCAACCACGTGCAGCGGTGCGGCGCGGGCGGGATGATGATGGCGAACTCAAAACACAATGGTGGCAGGCATGGTTGATACACGTTTTCATGGCGCCCGCGTTAAAGAAAACAAGGATTTAGAAACAGCAATTAACGACATTGATTCCAGTGTTATCGGGATTATTGCTGTCGCTGATGATGCAGACGCGGATCTATTTCCGCTGGATACCCCTGTTTTACTGACGCGCGTAAGAAGCGCGCTTGGTAAGGCTGGCAAAACGGGCACCCTTTATAAGTCACTAAAAGCGATTTCAGACCAGTGCAGCCCGCGCGTAATCGTGGTGCGCGTGGCTGCAGCAGCAGAGGATGGCTCTGGCGCAGATCAGGATCAGTTAATTATGGGCGGCACGGCAGCGGACGGCAGCTATCTGGGCATGTATACGCTGCTGACTGCCGAACAGAAAACCGGTTACCGGCCACGCATACTCGCAGTGCCAGGACTGGAGACAGGCGCAGTTATTTCGATGCTGTGCGTTATTGCTGAAAAGTTGCGCGCGTTTGTTTATTCGGGTTGCGGTGATAGCAAAACGCTCTCAGAGGCGTCTATGTTCCGCGACACTTTTTCCAGCCGTGAGCTGATGCTTATCTGGCCGAATTTCATTGCCTACAATCCGCTCAGCGGCAAAAACGAAGAGTTTCCCGCTGCGGCCTATGCCTGCGGTCTGCGGGCGCTGATTGACAACAATCAGGGCTGGCACAAATCCCTGTCCAACGTGGCAGTAAAAAACGTGCTGGGGATTTCTCGCGATGTTTCCTGGTCGCTGCAGGATGAGGATAGCGACGCCAATACGCTGAACAACATGGAAATCACGACGCTGATTAAACGCAACGGTTTCCGGTTCTGGGGCAACCGCTCCACTGACACCGAAACGTATACGTTTGAGGTATTTACGCGCACCGCGCAGATCCTCGCCGACTCGATCGCAGAGGCGCAGTTCACGACGGTTGACAGTCCGCTGACGCCGGCAAACGTCAAAGACGTGCTAAGCGGGATTCGGGGCAAACTCAACGCCCTGGTTACTGCCGGGCGCCTGATTGGTGCTGATTGCTGGTATGACACAGCGGACAACCCGACTACCGGGTTGCGAGCCGGACAGCTGCGCGTGCGTTACAGCTACAGCCCCGTGCCACCGCTGGAGGATCTGACGCTCTATCAGACGTTTACGGATCAGTATTACGAATCCGCATTTTCTTCGCTCGGGGGTGCATAAATGGCCGTTCCTCACAAACTCCGCCTGTTTAGCTGTTTTGTTAACGGTGATAACTACATCGGCAAAGTCACGTCATTCACACGCCCCAAACTCAGCCGCAAAACAGAAGATTTCCAGGGCGGCGGCATGCTGGGATCTGTGGCTGTTGATCTCGGCCTGGACTCTGGCGCACTGGATTCTTCAGTAGAATTTGGCGGCCTCATTAAAAAACTGTTCCTGGAATACGGCGCGACCATTGACGGCACGCGCCTGCGTTTCGCGGGTGAGTATTTCACGGACGGTGACAGCCAGCTGGTCGAGGTCGAGCTGCGCGGGCGCTTCACTGAGATGGATGGCGGCGAGTCCAAACAGGGTGAGGACACGACAGAAACGTACACGTTTAAATCAACGTATTACAAAATGTCGATTGATGATCAGCCTGTTACCGAGATTGATTTGCTGAATTTTATCTACAAAGTGGACGGCAAAAACATGATCCCGGACCGCATCACCTCTGCGCTGGGCATGAACACGGGCGCCTAATTATCCCCAGACAGGGCGGCACGGGCCGCCCGGAGCAATAGCAATGACCAAAGCAAGCGTTACATTGTCACAGCCTATTAAACGCAGTGACAGCGAAATCAAAACCATTACGATTACTGACGCCGTGGACCAGGCTGGCTCGCTGCGCGGTCTTAAACTGGTGGCACTGGCAAACATGGAATACGACGCAGTTTCAGTGCTCCTGACGCGCGTTACCTCTCCTGCTCTGAAACTGACCGAGATCAGCAATCTGTGCATGTACGATTTTATGCAGTTTACTGAGGCGCTTATCCCTTTTTTGAATCCGGCGGAGCCTGGGGAACAGAGCGAAGCGGAGACGGCAGCAGCGTCATAATTCCGGCATTCAGTCAGATAGACGATCTCGTTGCTGATATTGCCGTTGTGTTTAACTGGCCGCCCGGTGAAGTTTTCGCAATGTCCATCAGCGAGGTGATCGCGTGGCGCGAGCGGGCAGCCGTCCGCTCTGGTGCTACAGATGAAAACCCTTGATATCCGCGTCGCGTTTGGCGCCATCGACCGCTTTACCCGCCCTGTTAATGCCGCCCGCAAAAGTGCGAGCGGCCTAACCGAATCCCTCAAAAATACCCAGGCGGCTGCCTCGAAACTCAATGCGCAGGCGGACACATTCAACCGCCTGCGCAACAGCATTAATAAAACCTCGCAGCAGATTGATAAAACCCGCCGCAGCCTCAGTGGGCTGAATCAGGCTCAGCGTGATGGCACGGTTTTAACCGATGCACAACGCGAGCGCATGAGCGCACTGGTGGCAAAACTCGATCGCCTCAGCGCCGCACGCACCCGCGAAACGCAAAAACTGCGGACAGTATCGGATGCCCTGCGACAGCATGGCATCAACCTCGCTGGCGGCAACAGAACGATCGAAAGTGCTATCAGGCGCACCGAACAATATAACCAGACACTCGAACGTGAACGGCGTCAGCTGGCTGCCGTTACGCAGGCGCGCGCGCGTTATGACAGGCTGCAGACGCTCTCAGGCAAATTGCGCGGTGCTGGCACCATGGCAATGGCCGGTGGTGCGGCTGCCGGTTATGGCGCCGGGCGGTTTCTTGCGCCAGCTGTCGGTTTTGGGGCTGAAATGTCGCGCGTGCAGGCGCTGACGCGTCTCGATAAAAATGATGAACAGCTCAGCGCGCTGCGCCAGCAGGCAAAAAAATTAGGTGCTGAAACCGCATTCACTACCACCGACGCCGCCAGCGGGCAGGCGTTTCTCGCAATGGCCGGGTTTACACCGCAGGCAATCCGCGCCGCGCTGCCGGGCGTGCTTAATATGGCGCTGGCCGGCGGGATGGAGCTGGGCGAGAGTGCCGACATTGGCTCTAATGTACTCTCGCAGTTTTCATTACCAGCGGGCCAGATGGACCGCGTGAGCGACGTGCTGACGGCGGCATTTACCCGCACCAATACCGATTTACGCCAGCTCGGTGAAACGATGGTTTACGCCGGGCCGGTCATGTCGAAGCTTGGAATTGATGTCGAAAAAGCGGCGGCGATGGCGGGCATCCTCGCGAATAACGGCATGCGCGGCAGCATGGCCGGTACAGCGATGCGCGCCAGCCTGTCCCGCCTCGCATCACCGACCAAAAAGGCAAAAACGGCACTTGATGAGCTGGGTGTTTCTGTCGCGGACGCTTCCGGCAAAATGCGCCCGGTTGAGTCGATCCTGCTGGATCTGTTTAACGCGACTAAAAAATATGGCGAAACGGATCAGGTTTCGTTTTTCAAAGACATTGCCGGTGAAGAGGCGTTTGTAGGTCTGCAAAGCCTGGCTCAGGGTGCCGGCAGCGGTGCGCTCCAGAAACTGATCGCAGAGTTGGGCAACGCCAAAGGCGAAGCCAATAAGGCTGCCAAAGTTATGGCAGATAACCTCAGTGGTGATCTTAAAGAACTGGACAGTGCATGGGAGGGCTTGCGGATTGCGGTCGAGGAAACCGCCGACGGCGCGCTGCGGAAACTCTCACAGGGGCTGACGGGCATTCTGAATAATGTCACGGGGTGGGCGAATGCTAATCCGCAGCTGACGAAAACGCTGCTGTTACTCACTGCCGGCATCATCGGGACAACGGTGGCTGTTGGCGGCCTGTCGCTGACGCTGGGCATTCTGGCTGGCCCATTCGCAAAATTACAGCTCGGCCTGTCCATGCTGACAATGCGCGCATCCGGCGCGTCAAAAATCCTGGGCATATTCAGTGGACCACTGGCACGGATCAGCGGCTGGGGCCGCGTTTTCAGCACGGTGCTCGGCTCTGTTTCCGTCGGACTGCGCAGCATGACGACATTACTGCCAGCCATGCGTGCCGGTCTGCTGGGTGCATTTATGGCACCTGGTGCCGCGATAGGATCGCTGGTTCGTGGCATCGGCATGTTCGCGCTGCGCCTGTCCGGGCTGCCAATGCTCTGGAGTGCCATCACAACCGGGATCTCAATTCTCGGCGGGGCGCTGTCATTGCTGCTGAGTCCGATTGGTTTGGTGGTCGGGACGTTTGTTCTGGCTGGCGTCATGATCTGGAAATACTGGGAACCTATCAAAGCATTCTTCACAGGTTTCCTCAGTGGCCTGGTGAGCAGCATGGCGCCCGCGTTTGCGCCGTTTATCCGGGTATTTGGTCAGCTCGCTGACGGAGTTGGCAGGGTGTGGGATTGGTTTAAAAAACTGTTTTCGCCCGTAAAAACGTCGCAGCAAAGTCTTGAAAACTGTGCAAGTGCGGGGCGACGTTTTGGTGAGGTGCTCGGTACTGCTCTCGCAACACTGATGGCGCCGCTGACCTGGTTAGAAGACAAACTGTCTGTTTTGCTGGAAAAGCTCGGACTCGTCCCGGATGCGATCAATACGGCTGGGCGGGGGCTAGATGAGCTGTTGAATAAGGCCAGCAACCTGCGAAACACCCTGCCCATGCAGGCCGCAACCGTGGTGCGAGACGCCAAACCCGCGCCGGCAATGTCGGGCACCATGCGGCGACTGAGCGCGATCGAGGACAACACCAAACAGACTGCCGCAAATACCAAAAAAATCGGCCCGGGCGACATTGTATTTAAAAACCTGCCGCCAGCTCTGGCCGTGCGCGGCCAGTGGCAGGAGTCGCGCATTGCACGATCGGCGGCTGGCTCGCCGCTGTCGATGCGGCCGGCCGCGCCGGTAGTTTCATCGCCCGTCAGGCTGCCCGCATTGCCATCCCCTGCCGCTGCGGCCGCATCAGCGCGGCAGGCAGCAGCAGTGCCCGCGGGCGCCCTGCCTCCTGTCGTTATAAACCTCCATGGCGTTGATCGTCTGGATGCGCAGGAGCTGGCAAAAATTGTTACGCAGGCTGTCAGTGCGGAACTGGACAGGCGCGCACGGCGCGCGCGTGGCAGTTATAAAGATCGGGAATGAGGATTTAACTATGATGATGGTTTACGGGCTGTTTGTTTTTGCACTCGATACGCTGCCCTATCAACAGCTGCGCCAGTCACGTAACTGGCGGTATGCCAAAAATGAGCGCGTAGGGCGTTCTGCAAAATGGCAATACGTTGGCTCGGGTGACAATCAGATCACCCTCACAGGGACGCTGTACCCTGAAATTACGGGCGGCAACCTCTCGCTCGGCGCCGTGGCGACCATGGCCTACGCCGGATTGCCCTGGCCGCTGATCGATGGTATCGGTACTATTTACGGGATGTACGTGCTGACAGGACTGGAGGAGACGCGGCAGGAATTAGATCGGTATGGTAACGCTAAAAAAATTGAGTTCTCAATCACCCTGCAGCGCGTAGATGAGGATGTTAGGGAAAAAATGCAGAGTGCGTCAGCGTCTGATTTACTGGACACCCTGAAAAGCGGCGCTACGACTGCATTCAACAATGTTTCATCTGCTGCGGGCGCGCTGATGTCATAGCGTCTGTTTTACTGAAGAAACGGAGCAAGAAGCTTAGTGCAGTTCACTTACGCGCGTTTCCATCACCTTAAATGGTTCACGTATCATTATACGTTGCTGTGTGCATATTCGTGCTCAATAGAATAAAGGGTCACTTACTTATTTAAGTGACCGGTGTTACCTTGTTAGGTTTTTTCCATATACTTCATAAATAGTGAAGCTGCATAGATTCCAGCAGATTAACCGTGGCACTTTTTATATTTTTTTCCTGAACCACAGAAACATGGTTCATTCCTACCCAACTTTTGTACATTAGAATTAGCCGGGGTGTAATGTCGGGCAGGCGCTGGCTTGCTCCAAGGTACAAAATCTGACATAACATTCATATCCTTTGTAGCTTTAATTATTTCAGATCTTTCATCTCTAGTCATGGGTTTATGAAAGTGGATATACATAAAGTCTTCAGACCTTCCCTTGCTATTTTTAGTTTCTGTTGCAATTGCTACAATCTTTTTTATTTGCTTATGTCTTGCAAAAGCAATTGGATAAAAAATTTCTATAAGTGCTACTCGGCGCTCTCTATATTTCAGATAATCAACATCATCTTTATGAGGCACTAATAGAAATAGATAGAACTTCCCTGGTTCATCGGGCGATTCAACCAGCATGGAGGATGTTATGTGAGAAGGTACCGAATCTAACTTTTCTTTGAAACACTTAGATAAATAATAACGTGATGCTCTACTTTCTTTTGCCACTTCTCTTGCAGCGGCTTCATGCATTAAGAACGGCTTATCTCTGAAATACCCTACATTAGCTGAAAGAATACTTTTAGAGCAATTATCTATAAGCGAATCCCAAAAAACACTTCCTTTTTTCATGGAATTAGCATGCTGGTACTCAAAAGATTTAGCATAGTGATTCCACTCACCTTCGGGAATTGAAACTAAAGCCCCCGTCCTTAACAATTCATCTGTAATTATTTTCTTATCACCCTGCAAATAGCAAGCCAATATTTCTTCTTCACCAAGAGAAATTGCCAACCGTTGCTCTCTGACTGCTTTTTCTTTAGCCTTTAGATAAGTTATGAAGTCAGTCGCAGTATTTAATTCAGTTAACAAAAGCGTTAGTGAAATTTCATCAAGCACATGAATAAATGTCTTATTCGGATACAGATCACCCACACAAAAAACATTTTCCAAGCATTCCTCTGCGTCATATATGAAAGCATTAACCAATGTTCCGGAACTGCCTTTAGATATTGAGTCAAAGTGTTTTTTTGCCGGGCCTGATATATTATCCGTAACCGAAACAAGGTGGAAGTGAGATTTCTTATTTATCTCCACAGGAAACTTCACTGTACAATTTTTATCGACGTAGAGCCTTTCAGCATTTTCTTTAATGAATTTTTCCGCACCATACAATTGACGAGATGAATCTATCACCGAACCTCTAAACCATCTCTTCCATGCAACACTAATCTCTTTATCCATATTAAACTTAACGCTTTTATCGGAAAATATTATTACATCTTCACCAAAAACTACCAGCAAGTCACATACTTCTTTTCCTGTTTTATTTTTTGAGTAACCTTCATCACTATGTATATTTGCGTATGACCAAAGCCCAAGGAATGCATTATCTGCCAAGTTTATTAGCTTTCCTTCTGACTCATTGAAACCTGTATTCTTATCAATTTTTCTTAGCATGATAATTCCATTTTTTGTTGCTAAAATGAAAACTACTGGAATAACTAGTTTTATAGCCTGTAAAGATCACTTAAGCAAATAATTACAGATCTATCCTGTTCCGCATAAAAAAACCTGACAAAACAGCAACATGCATTTTTAGAAGCGACCAAGTTGCGTCCAAATGAAAAGAATTAGTCTATAGCCCCCTTATTTATGGCTCGGGCACAGCAGGCCAGTTAATTCCGTCAAATGCCGCCTCACTATCCACAGCACTAAGATCCAGTGTCTTCAGCGCCCTTATGTATGCCATCCAGTTAGTAAGGCTGGCCCTGTCGTCGTCAGTAATGACATTCAACTGCAACTCAGTGCGCCAGTCTAAAGTAATTTCATTTGCAGTGGCGATATGGTTTTTCCGCTGCTGTTCTGCACGCTCCTGCCAGTCGATTACCGGATCAGTCAGAATCGGCTGGCCGTCTGTATCTGCGGCAATAATGCGTCCTGCGGATTGTCCCTGGAGCAGATTTTCATAATCTGCCGCTGAAACTGCAATTGCATCATCAGGCCAGCCATTAGCAGACGCCTCATAAATTTCTCTGAAAGCAACGTGATAAAAACCGTTATTTGTGGCGCTGTAATAAATATCGCTCATATATTCCTCACCACCCTATCGCTTCCCAGTACGACCCGCCCGTGTCCTGTCCACAGGTAAACCCGGATTGCGTCACATTCCCCGCGGTCGCAAAGTTGTCCGCAAATTTTCCGCCCCCTCCATTAACAACGGTTACCTGGACGTTGGCGCAGGCATTCGGGAATGTGATTGGGAAATTTACCTGAAAAAAACCGGTAGTCGCGCCGGCGTTCAGATATCCCCATTGCCTGATGCGGCCTGTGGTGCTGTCTTTTTCCCAGCCCCCGCCCAGATTAGCGGTGTTTTTTAGCTGGAAATTCGGCAGCACCCATCCGCTATTATTGTTATTGATTGAGGCAGTGATTTGATTATTTAGCGCGACGTTCAGCGCATTAATCTGCGCCAGAACCCATTGATTAAGGTAGCCATTCCACACGGGACCGTAAAGATTGCCGTCAGGCGCAATAAATCCCTGACCTGCATAAACCGAACTGGGCGCGCGAATAGTCCCATCATTGCGAAACTGAAATGATCGAACGCTGCCCCATCCATCAACCTGAATTTCTGCATACGCATAGTTACTGATAACCTCCACCAGACGTAAACAGGCCGATCCGCCGTCTTTGAAATCCATGTCGCCGCCCCGGCCTCTCATGGTGACGCGGAACATAGGGGTGTAAAGCGATTCCCCGGCGTTACCGTCGTTGAAGCCGGACATTACAGTCACGCTAGCGTCATCGGCCAGGTTTCCCCCGGTCATCGGATATGCGCCAACCTGTGCGGGAGTCGGTTTATTCTGAGTAGTAAAAAATTCACCTACATCCGTATCATCAACAGTTCCATATAATTTTCCTGCAGCATCATTCCAGTCAACATAGATGCGGTGATCGCCGGAGGAGTGTTTACCGCCGTTAGCCTGCACAGCCTGCCAGTTTCCAACGAGTTCCAGACCCAGATTTTTCAGCGCCTCAGCCAAATCATTCAGGTCTGCCAGATTTTTTTGCCGCTGCAGATAACGTGCGTCGCCGGTTTCCTGCGTGATGATGGCGATATACGGATCAACCTGAATACTCACGTTCTCTGCATGCGTGAGCGCCATCACCAGCGTAAGGGTGATCTCTTTAAGTACCGCAGCCCCCTCATCAGGAATATAGGTTTCCGGGTAAATGCCATATGCGATCAGCGTGCCTGATGCGCTGACTAACCCGACCTCGCGCAGCGTTTTACCCGGATATGTTGCGCAGGGGATAACGATCCGCCCGCTGATCATGCCCTCGTCGGCTTCAGCGCCTGAAAACGCCTCGCTGCCAAATAGCCCGGCCAGCTGCGTGACCTCAGCGAGTTCTGCCGGCGTGGTGGGTAATGCCGTTCCGCCACCATCGCCGAGTGCTACCTGCACGATCGCAACTGTTTCGCCGGCCTGATATGCGGTTTCAATTTCTGCCGCGCCGGCAGTGGTCAGAACCAGCCCATAACTCATAAAAATTATTCTCCTCAGCGGCGTTATGTTATGCGGGTAATCAGTGACTCGGATGCGTACATATAACCCGCACCAAACACACGCCCCTCACTGCGGCCAAAAATATGAACAGAAAACCAGGATCTCAGGTTTTTAGCGCGCAAAATCGCTGCTGTCAGATCCTGATACGACAGGGACGATGTGGGCAAATCCCGCTGATCTATGTGCAGCCTGAATGTGTACGGCTCGCCCATTGGCGCCTGATTGAACCACTCGACAATCTCAACCCCGAACGGGCTATCAACCAGGGCGCGCCTGACTGCTGCAATCGTGCCCCGGTGCCGGTGGACGTATGCCGCACGTTTAATCGCGTCACGCCGCTGTTGCTCGGTCCAGTCAGAATTCCACGTGTCTACCTGGTACTCCCACGCCAGCCAGGGCAGTAGCGCTACGGGGCACAAATCAGGGTTTTTCACCCAGCGGATCAGATTGACAGGCAGGCGCGCCAGCACCTGAGCGCTGGCGCGCTCTATTGCCAGCTCAACAGCGGTGGCGTTTGGTGGCAGAACCGATGCTATTGCCGCGCTATTCACCGCCAACGACCACTCTGGTTAATGCGACTGACGCGCATCGCGGTGCCTGCCCCATCGCGGCAACCACATCGGCAACGGGTGATGCACAATCAACCGTAATGACGCCAGGCTGATGGAGCGCGCCATCAATACCGGATCGCGCTGCCGTTGAACCAATGAGATGCACTGAATCTGTGTAGGACGACAGCGCCGCTGATGCGTTTGCAATCACAATGTCGCCGTCCAGGCCATACGGGATGTGAATATCGGCCACAACGTCATAGCTGACGATCTCAGCGGAACGGACACTGACGTAGTCGGTGAGGGGTCGCACCTCGTCGTCGTTTACGGCAGCGGCAACCTTGTCGAGCACTGACTGCGTGGCGGTTCCGTCGCCAGTGCGCGACAGGACGTATAAATAAATCTGGCCTGGCTTGCCGTGCGTTTCCGGGCCGTAGGCTCTGGCATCGAGCACGTCAGGATCGGCGCTCAGGGCAAAATAGCGATAGGCATTCGTCGGACCAGCAGTGCTCAGACGTGCCCATGACAGCAGAGCACGCCCGCGTAACACCTCGTCACTCTCATAGGTGGGATCGTCATTTTCTGATTCCGGGATGGTCACGCGCCGTTCTGTATCCAGCCAGGCGGCAACCTGATCCAGGTCGTTGCCTCTGGCGCTCGACAGCATCACGCCGCGCACGGCCTCATTAATGCGCTGTGCGTAGTGAATGCTTCGATACGCGTACGCCTGAGCCAGCGCTGCCATAGGTTCAGAATCAAGCGCCAGCGCCGCTGCCACAGCGGCCTGCTGGTCCTGCGGAAACTCAGCAACAATCAGCGCCACTACGTCGGCCAAATCTGCCTCAAAATCGGGCAGTTCGATGGCATCTGGCTGCGTTAACTGTGATAAATCAACAGACACGTTACCCCCTCATTTCAGATTCATTTTTGTGCTGATCGCAGTCAGCGTCTCGTTTAACGTGGCTGCCAGTTCTGCCGACGCCGCCCCTGATTTAGAAAACTGTACATTGACTGTGGTCAGCGTAATGCGCGGCTCCCACTGCGCAATCGCGATCGCTGTCGCGCTCATCAGTTGCATGCGTGTCACTGCGTTTTTTGGACCATCGACCAGATCAGGAACGGCAGAGCCAAAATTTCTGCGCATCACCCGCGACCCGACCGGCGTCGTGAGAATTTTGCGGACACACTGCCAGATTTGATCCTGGTCGCTCACTGAGCCTGTGCCGTCCGGGTTCATTCCGGTATAACTGGCCGTCATTTGATGCCCTCCGTCCATTCACTGCCGCGTTTTATGCCGCCGTGATCATGGTCATCGACCTGCACGCCGTTAGAGGTAAATTTGCCTGTGTGCTCAAAATCCCCGCTCAGCGTTCCGCCCTCTGTAATGTCCAGCGTTCGCGCCATCAGCTGATCCGTGCACTCAACCAGCGGCGTCTCCAGCCTGACCGATACTGATGCGGCGATAGTCGCCGTTTTAATACCGCTGGCATTCAGCGCGCCCGTTTCCGCGTTGTAACTGAATTGCGCGCCGTCTGGTGCGGCTATGCATATCTCGCTGAGGTTGTCAGAGGGCGCCTTAAATTCAGCGTTGTTTATGCTGCACAGGATCACGGCGGCCTCAGTGGTGCCGCCAGGGCACCCGAGCAACACCTGCTCACCGACTGCGGGTGGTGTCCAGATCCTGAATGCTCCGGCGCGGCCGGTTGACCATCGCAACCAGCCCGTTTCGAGATCCCCGGTATTAACGCGAACGCGTGGCGGTTTATTCCTGATTTGCGTAATAGTGCCCACGCGCAGCAGGTTGCCCAGCAGCCGGTTTAACTCCGCACTCATTTCCCTACCGCCGTTACTGACTGCCAGTCGCACAATCTGCTGGCAGCACCAGTCATGATTGATTTGTATGTTGTAATCATTATTGCCGTCCGCTCAGGCTGCTGATCACGGCCTCGGTGATCAGTGCCTCATCTGCCTGCGTAAACCCGAGCAGCCTGCGTGCGGGGTAACTCACCACAACGCCCGGCCTCGCCTCGTCGCGCTGGCCATACTGGTGAATGCGCGCGATGCGCCCTGCGATACCGTCATAGCCCACGGTTGTGCCTGATGCGTCGGCGCTCATTTTCAGATAACGCAGAGTGCGTAACTTGCGGAACATAGGTTCAGGTCGCTTTTCCGTCCGCGTTGCGCGCCGGGTGTTGATTTCAATCCAGCGCTCAATGTCATCACGGTAAAACGTGCGGATTGCGCCCCGGTCCTCATCAAACCCCGTAATCGTTTTGCCGTGCAGGCCAATACCGTGACGCCAGTTTTTCAGGTGGCGTGTTTCGCCGTTCCATTCAAAAACCAATCCCTGCTGCGTACGCAGGACGCGGCGACGTCGTTTAGTAAACGGGCTACCGTCGGGGTTACGTTGTGACCTGATGCGCCGCTGCTGACTGGCACGCAATGATTTACCGATACTGCGTGCAGTACGAGTGCGGCACGCAGCGCTGGCACCCTGCAGGATTTGCGCAAAAATCTCATCGAGCTGACGAAATTGATCCGTCATAGTCGATCACTCCCGGCGTGTTATCGAAAACCTCGCCCCATCCGCCGCCAGTATTAATGCGCGGGCGCGGTTCTGGCAGGTGTTCAGCAATCGTGGCACCAGTCTCATCCCGCGAAACTCTGACGCGCTGGCGCACTGGCATCTCAAACAGCAGATCGGCTGTGCTGTCGCTATTAATCAGCGTGGTAAATTTCAGCTCGCGGTTTTTCTCGGGATTCAGCAGCAGTGATGGCTCGTTAAACCAGAGCCAGGCCATGATCGGCAGCGTGAAATCATCCAGACTGCCCGGATAATTCATGACGAACACAACCAGCGAGTAGCGGTAGACAAACGTCGATGTTTCGCCGGTAGTTTCTACGCCACCCTCCTCCACAAACACCGTAAACGCCTCTGGGTTTGCCTGGCACCAGGTGTTCGCCTGCGTCAGCGCAGCGCGCAGTGAATCAATTTTCAGCATGTTCCGCCCCACGTTGCGCCCGATGCGCATCCAGTTTTTTGATCGCCCGTTTATCTGCGTTGCAGGACTCCAGCGCATCGATCATTTCATCGCCCCACGTTGCGAGATGGCCCCACTGCGGCACCAGAGGCATCTGCGGTGCGGGTGTGGGTTGCGTCAGACTGTCCGGCACTGGTGAGTGCATCAGCTGCGGCTGAGGCGGCGGCGACGTGCTCCCGCAGCCTGTCAGCAACGGCATCAGGCACAGCAGCGTTTGCACAGGGATCGCCCAGCATAGTTTTCTGCATTTCATCGCGTCGTTTTTCTCCCTGGGCCTGTCGTTGTTTATCTGCAGCACGCACCTCGGCCAGAACACCGCGTGCCTCAGCGGCCAGCTGCCGCAGCTCGTTAATGACTGATTTACTCTGTTTAATGTTCTCAGCCAGCGCATCCCGGCGGGCCTCGTTGGCGCCCTGCTGATGTACCACCGCAAACAGAGCCAGAACCGCCAGAATCAGACCGGCAGCCAGCACGCTGGCTAATATTTTCACGGTTTTTCCTCGCTCAGACCTGACTCACACCAGGCTCTGAAATCGGTGCGCCGGTTAACTAGTCCCGGCAGTTTCCTGCCGCCGCTGTTAACAAAATCTGTCACGCGCTCGCATACACCCGTCCAGTTATGCGCCTGTGCATTGCGCCAGATTGTCGTTTTCTGTTTGCTGCCCTGTTTGTTGGTAAACCACATCAGACCCGAGCAGCCCACGTTAAACGCCGCGTCGGTTGTTGCCTCAAATACCCGCTGTGGCATATGCGCGCCCTCGAAATTGAGGTTGACGCATTTTTCAGCACGCTGCATATCGCTGACCCAGCGCTGCGCAACCTCCTCGTTCGTGTACTGGCGTGCCTCCACGTTACCGGTTGAGCCGAGGCCGACAGTTGAAACGCCTGCGGCGCAGTAATAGGGCGTCAGATAGCAGTCCTCCCATTTGGCAATTTTTAACTGCGCCTCCTCCGACGTCCGCAGCGCCCCGGGTGCCAAGGTGATCCCCAAGGCAACCACGGCAGCAATGGCGCATTTTTTAATGATCTGTTTCATCGTCGCCCCCTCCTGCCAGTCGCAGTGCATTTCTCTCAGCGTCACTGAGTGCTCCCTGCGAGCGCTGCAGAATCTGTGCTATCAGCTCGTTTCGCTGAGTCTCCGCATGTTCAATACGGCGGCGGTGGACCCATGCGCGCCATGCGGTGATCGCGCCAATCAGAAATCCCCCGATCGCGACTTTTTCACTGACGGTGGTGACGCCAATACTCGTCACTACCATGGACGCGATATAGGTCAGCCCATCGTTTACGCGCTGCACACTCAGTCCCATAGCTGCACCGTTTGCGTGCTGGCCGGGCTGCTCTGTTCCGGCATCTCAACCTGCTGCCCGGCAGTTAAAAACATCTGATCGGCAAGACCCGGATTGGCCTCCAGTACGCTGACCAGACCGGCGGTGCTGCCGTAATGCCGGTAACACAACTCATCAATGGTGTCACCGGCCTGCGCAGTTACATTCATCAGAACAGCTCCGCAAAAACGCGTGGGCGTTTCTGAATATCTGCGATGCACCAACGCGCATCCCGCCACAGGTCATCGATCTGCTGGTCCAGCGCATCCGTTGATTTCTCGCCTTTGGCCGTCGTGGTGACGTCGCGGTAACCCTCCAAGACTGAGGCTCGGGCCAGCGCATACACTGCGCGCCGGTACTGGTAAAGCCTGACACTCTCACCGTTCAGCTGTCTGGCTGGTACGGCTGCCAGTGTTGAGTACCCCGCCTGCTGCTGCGTGCCCTGCCATTCCTCCAGCTGCTCAGTGACGTGCGCCACCGCCTCACTGGCCGCGTGTTTGAGTCGCGTTGTGGTGATATCACCGGCTATGCGTGCAGCGAGGCGCAGATCGGACAGTGCGATCGCCGGCCAAAAATCTCCTGCCGTGACCGTCTCGCCTTTGTCGTCAACGTCCGTAACGTCATCAGCAGAGGGCACAATCTGACGCTGAGCTATAAAACTCATCGTGGAGGCTCCAAAATAAAACAGGCGGTGGGCGCCCAGCGAAATGACCAGGAGCGGACAGATCACAGGGCGCGCCGCCTGCCAGCACGGGGCTGAAGTCGTTTAACTGGTTTTAGCTTTCGCTTTTGCGATAGATGCTGCTTTTGCCTTTGAGGTTGATGCGCGTTTTTTAGCTGCTGGCGCGTTTGTCTTTTGCTTCTCGACATTATCCGCGCTGGCATCGGCTGTTTTAGTGCCCGCATCCTCCGCCGGCCCTGCGTTTTCAATGGTTCCCGTTTCAGGCAGTTTCGCGAGTTTGCGGGACAGTGCATCAATCTCGCGTTTGACGCCCGAGCCTGCATTCAGGCTCATGGCTTCGCGCAGCAGGTTTAATGCCTGCCCCTGCGTTTCCGCATCCAGAGAGGCTCGACGCACCAGACCGCGGGCTTTGCAGAGTTTGGCGCGGACCTCGTCCGGCATATCAGCCTCAGCGACAATGTCGGCCAGCTCGTCGAGCGGAGCAATGCAGGCCGACAAATCGGCGTCTTTGTCCGTTTTAGCCAGCGTCAGCACCGGGTTGCAGATCTCATCTGCCAGAAACGTCGCGGCGTTGCGTTTGAAATCGTCATGCATCGCCATATCGTGCCTGACGACATAACGGCCAATGCGCAGGGCCAGCGTGTAATCAGCGCAGTCAACAGCCCATACCATCAGGCGGGTTATCACCTCATCCTGTCGCCCGCTGTCCGCCTCCAGCGTTCCATCGATCCAGCCCTCATAATCGGGCAACATCACACGTTTCATTTCCGCTTTAGCCTGATCGGACTTCACGCGGCTGAGCTGCGTCATGTGCATGCGCATCTGATGCAGAACCTGCTCATGCGCGGTGCGGACAACAGAGTTGACCGCTTCGGCCTGCGCCTCACCACGTCGCTGTGCCATCACCTGCTGAAAATGTTTTTGTGCCGGGGTTAGCATGATCATTCCTCTCAGCTGCGAGCAACATGGCGCGCAGCTGCTTACTGGCTGTTATTCAGCGAATTTAACGCCGTCGATTAGCGCCACCTTGCCGTAGTCCTCAACAACGAAATCGTCATTGCTCGACTGATACGTTGCAATGCGGTTGTAGTGCGGCTCCTCCTGGATGTGGCGGCGCATCCCGCCGCGCTGGTAGTACACCGACAGGTTTTTGAACGAGGTGATAAGCACCACATCATCTGGAATGTACGGCGCCAGAAACGTCGGCAGGCCGCCCACTTTTTCTGCGCTGACGATGAGCTGGCCCGCAATGCCCTCAGAGTTAGGATTGGTCTGACTCAGTGCGTTCAGGCGCGGGAAATTGATGGACGTCATAAGGTCTGACGGCATAATTACCACCAGATCCGGGGCGCGGCGGTGCCATGGCTCAAGCAGGCTGTTTTTGACGTCATAAACCAGCGCATCCAGGCTGCCATAGTTGCCACGGGCAACAATTTTATTGTCTTCATCACGCGAGGTAAGCGTTGCGCCGCTCATGATGCGGTGGCTGGCTTCATCACGGATTTTCTGGAGCCAGCCGGCCCCGCAGTCCTGCAGCAGGGGGTATTTTGTAACATCAGACGCTTCAGAATAGCTTTCGCCGTTCCAGCCAATCATCATGCGATCGAGCGCAATCTGGCGCGCATTTGCCGCGCTGACCAGCGACTGAAAAGCCGGATCAAATGCCCACGCATCGAGCTGCTCATACGACAGCATCGTGTCGTAGTTCGTTTTGCGGCAGCGATAGTTTTGCGGCTCCTTGCCGTGGTTATCGCGTGGGTTGCGGCGCACAGATCCATCACTGGTATTGTTTGTGCTGGCAATCGGCCCTTTACTGCCGATCTGAATTTTCTGCCCTTCCTGTTTATTCACAGGAAAAACGTTGATCCGCTTCATAAACTCGTCGCTCTCCATAGAGGCGGCTTCGAGTTTCTGCTGCACAGACGGCGCGACATTAAACGTTTTGCTGATGTCATCACGATGGACGCCGTTCAGCTGTGCCTGTCGGGCGAGATACTGGTTAAATAGGACTCGGGTTTCGTTTTCCATTTTATATCCTGCTGATCTGTTTTCAGGGCCGATCAGTAATCGGCGAGACTGGCTGAGCCGTTGCCACCGGTTGAGGCGGGCCGCTGATTAAAATTGCTGTCCTGCTGCTGAAGCTGCGAGCGCAGTACGTTCAGGTCGTTGGTCAGTTTCGTGATCGCCTGTTTGTCGCTGCTGCGCTCCTGCTGCAGATTGCTGAACTGGTCCAGCAGATCCGCATGGGCCTGCGCTACGTGCTCAACCGCGCCGCGAATCTGGCTGAATTCCTGGCTATCAGTGCGGCGGGATTTTCCGATCATTTCCATGACACGGGAAAACCACTGTTTGCCCTCATCAGCCTGCTGCTGATTCAACTGCACTAGCTCCGCCTCCATCGCCTCAGTGAACATCGCAGACTCACCAGACTGGTTAGCAAACGTCATCACTGCAGCTCGCTGCTGAGCCGTAAATTTCAGACGTTCCGTGCCCAGGCTGGCGGGCGTATCGGTCATTGCCAGACCGCCGAGGTAGGCACCACCCGTGGCGGGAAACTGCGGGATAATTTCAACGCTGGAATAGATTTTTTTGCCGTCCGCAGCGAGCTGCGTCATTCGATCAGTGGGTTCGATCTCCGCATACAGCGCAGCACGGCCAGATAACGCTCCCTCAGTAATATCCTCCGCGCTCAGGGCAACAACATCGCCCATTGCACTGAAATCACTGCCGGGGAACGGCGACAGGTAGTGCTCAATATTGACGCGCGCCCCGTAGAGCGTCGGGTTGTAGCTCTGCGCCATCTGGAAAACCTGATCGCGGGTTATTTCGCGCCCGTCAACTGTTACGCCTGACACTGCGATGCGAAATTTTTTGCGCGCTGGTTTTTTGGTTCCGTCTGCCATGTTTTCACCTGTTGTCGGTCATTTCGTAAACATGATTACAGAGCGGCCAGCCCAGCCTCAACGCGGTTTTGTTGTCGCAGAACAGCCAGACCCAAAAGCGCGCGATGCGGTTTCGCGCGCGGGATACTCTGCCCGCAGTTAAACCGGAGGGCAGATGATTCAGGATGCATTTGTGCGGCTTCGAGCCAAACAGCTCTACTGGCAGGGATACCCGCCAGCTGAGATTGCGCGGCTGATGGGTATCAGTCAGAACACGATTTACTCATGGAAAAATCGCGACGTGTGGGACGAAACGCCGCCGATCCAGCGCGTCACACAGTCGATGGATGCACGCCTCTGCCAGCTGACCAACAAGGACAAAAAGTCCGGCGGTGATTTTAAAGAGATCGATCTGCTGACACGGCAGCTGAAAAAACTGGATACCGGCCAAAGCAGCGTCGTGGCGGGTAAACCGCAGAAAAAACGCAAACCGAAAAACCATTTCACCGATGCGCAGATCGATGCGCTGCGCACGCGTATTACTGACTCACTGGCATGGCATCAGCGCGGCTGGTATGAGCAGCAGGATCAGCGCAACCGCATGATCCTTAAATCCCGCCAGATTGGCGCCACCTGGTATTTTGCCCGCGAGGCACTACTGCGCGCGCTGCGCACCGACGTTAAACATGAGTACCAGCGTAATCAGATCTTCCTGTCGGCATCGCGCCGGCAGGCGCATCAGTTTCGGGGATTTATTCAGCGCATCGCCGAGGAGGTGGATGTAGAGCTGAAAGGCGGCGACAAAATGACACTTTCAAACGGCGCGGAACTGCATTTCCTCGGCACGTCGGCAGCAACGGCGCAGTCGTATACCGGTAACCTGTTTTTCGATGAATTTTTCTGGGTGGGCAATTTTGCCAACCTGCGCAAAGTTGCCGGCGCCATGGCGACCCTCAAGGGGTTAACCAGGACCTATTTTTCAACCCCATCGAGTGAGACGCATGAGGCGTATCCGTTCTGGACAGGTCAGCGCTGGAATGAAAAACGCGCGAAAACGCAGCGTCAGGAGTTCGATACATCCTGGAAAACGCTAAAGAGCGGCCTGCTCTGCCCGGATAAAACCTGGCGCCAGATCGTCACGATTCAGAACGCTGTAGAACACGGTTGGGAATATACCGACGTTGACGAAATCCGAGACGAAAACAGCCCGGACGAGTTTCAGAATCTCTATATGTGCGAGTTCGTTAAAGACGGCGAAAGCGCATTTATCCTCAACCAGCTCTTTGCCTGCAGCGTGGATGGTTACGACGAATGGCCGGACTGGAAACCGTTCGCCGCCCGGCCCGCAGGTGACCGCGAGGTCTGGCTGGGTTATGACGCGAACGGCAGCAGCGGCAACGGCGACAGCGGTGCCCTGGTAGCCGTTCTGCCGCCGCAGGTGCCCGGCGGGCGGTTTCGTACCATTGAGACTAAACAGCTGCGCGGCATGGAGTACGAGGAACAGGCCAGAGAGATCGAGCTGTTTACCATGAAATATAACGTTAAACACATCGCCATTGACGGCACTGGCGTCGGCGATGCGGTCTGGCAGATCGTTAAAAACTTTTTCCCTCTGGCGGTCTGCTATCAGATGAACGTCACATCAAAACGCGCCCTGGTCCTGAAAATGTTGCAGCTCATTCGTGCTGGCCGCTGGGAATACGATCGCAGCGAGCAGGCACTGGTGAGGGCTTTCAACGCTATCCGGCGCATTAAAACACCAGGCGGCATCATGACCTATGACGCTGACCGCGCGCGCGGCATTAGCCATGGCGATCTCGCGTGGGCGAATATGCTCGCGATCATTAATGAGCCGATTGGCCGCGAGAATGGCGGCGGCGGTGGCGGTTTTGCAATGGAGTGGTAAGTGAAAAAGAAAAAATTCAGCGGTGGCGCTGCCACTGCGCAAAATCAGGATCAGATAGCTGATGCACTGAAAAACGATGTAAAAATGTCGGCATTCACGTTTGATGGCCCCTACCCGGTCAGCAGCTCCCGCGACCTGCTTGATAACATGTACTGCGCTGATAATGGCCGATATTTTGAAACGCCTGTCAGTTTTTACGGGCTGGCGCGGTCTATGGGCCTGTCACCGTGGCATGAGTCTGCGCTGTATTTTAAACGCAACGTTTTAACCGGCTGTTTCATCCCGCATAAATTGCTCTCGCGTCAGGCGTTCTCTGCATTTGCGCTCGACTGGTTTGTATTTGGCAATGGCTATCTCGAAATGCGCGGGAACCGTTTGGGCGGTCAGATGGGGTTCAGGCACTCGCTGGCGAAATACACCCGGCGCGGCAGTGATCTGGACAACTACTGGTTTGTTGAGCAGTGGCAGGCAGAGCACCAGTTTACCCCCGGCAGCGTTTGCCATGTGCTCAACCCCGATATTCACCAGGAGGTTTACGGGCTGCCGGAATACATGTCCGCCCTACTGGCCGCTGCGCTCTCTCATGCTGCTGACTCGTTCCGCAAACTCTACTACGACAACGGATCGCACGCGGGCTGCATTGTCTACGTCGGTGCGGGGCAGATTGATGATAAAAGCATGGAAGCGGTTAAAAATACGCTGACCGGCGCACGCGGGCGCGGAGCGTTCAAAAACCTGCTGCTGCACGCACCCGGCGGCGGCAAAGACGGCGTCCAGATTTTGCCGTTCAGCCAGATCACAGCGAAAGATGAGTTTGTAAACATCAAAGGGGTTTCCCGCGACGATATGCTGGCAGCGCACCGGGTACCGCCGCAGCTGATGGGCGCCATGCCTGATGGCAATGGATCATTCGGTGACATTGAAAAGGCGGCGCGGGTTTATGCCATTAACGAACTGACACCGACAATGGAGGCACTGAAACACGTTAATGAATGGCTCGGCGAGGAGGTGATCCGATTTAACCCCTACGCACTGCTTGAGCAATCGAAATAGAATGATCTGCCGGTCAACGCGACCGGCCACCCTCCAGCCATCCCGCGACAACATCCAACCAAACACCATTAAACCGCCTCAGCGCCACGCTGAGCGCTCCAATATCTTGACGCCGACGGATACTGGCACAACCCCGAAAACCCCGGAGGTTTGACCAAATCGACCCCAAAAACCCGATCTGAGCATAACCCTCCTACACCCCCCCTTTGCGCGGGCTTTCCCCCCCGCACCTGCACGCAGCAAACGCTTCATTATTTGTGCAATCGCAGATTCCTCTTAACCCATGTATAGCAAGACTTCTTCGCAAAAAAATGCGGTTAATGGATTTGTGCAAAATAGTGCACTTTTTTGCATCGTAGAAATGTTCATCTTGGGCTGAAAAGCTTTACGTTTACCTGGTTGATATTAAATTTACTTATTACAAATAAGCCCTGAAAAGTTAACTTTTTTCACTTTCATTAGTGGTAATAAAAAAGCCCCAAAATTGGGGCTTATAGTGGGATTTTAAGTTCTGACAGACACAGTAGCTTGAGGCTGGATAGGAGCCAAAATTTGATTATAACTCCTCAAAATATCGTTATATAAATCTGGGTGCTTATTCGCTGTTATTGTCAATATCAAAGCATATTTAATTTTATCAGCCTTATGACTTTGTATAGCTCCTCCTCCCTGCCTTGCATTGTAGTGAATATCAAATACCGGCTTGTTTAGAGAAGAACCTCGCATCCCTTTTGATGCATGAAGAACTGTCTCCCATTTACCCATGTCGGAACGACGCTCTTGCTCATTCGCATACTTCTTAAGCTCAAAAAAGCCCTTAGTGTCAGCATTTTGAGCACCTTGCTTTATCTTGCTTTCATCTGGCCGAAACGAAATTTCAAGGCCAGCTTTAGTGTAAGAAGCTGAATCCTGAGGATCAACTGAAGTCGAATAACAAAAGGTTGCATCGAGCTTAACCATTCCATTAAGCCCACCATCAGGTATAGGAAGAGCAGCCCTCAAATACTTACCTGGCTTAAGCTCCCCTTGATAAACAATTCTAGCTACCCCATTTGGACTTACTATTATGTCATTAACATCCTCAGGTAACTTGCCCCAGCCAACTTCTGCATGAGAAAAATCGTTTTGAGAACATGAGTGAATCATAAGTGCTTTTATTGCTAACGTAGTCAGATCTCCGCCCAAAAGAGCTTTAATTCCAACAGCTGTTCGCAATGCATATGGCGCAGCAAAACTAGTGCCTCGCTGGGGTGCAATTACAGGATTTGTATCCTCAGTTAGAACATGAAAATACTCGCTTACTTCGCCCCCGAAAGCAATTAAGTCAGGCTTGATAACGCCAGGACTTCGACCAGGACCTATAGCGCTATATGATGAGCGCTTCCATGTAATTGAATCAGTAGAGTTAGCGGCCCCGACTGAAATTCCATTTACAGAATCGGCAGGGACTTGAATTCTAGCATTACCAGACTCTTGATCCAAATCACCATTATTTCCCACGGCGATCGTCATTAAAGTTTCACCATCACTGAGTAAATCATCAATGACAGAAGTCCAAGCATGAACTTCTGAATCCTCAATCGGTAAATTAGGCCCTAAGCTCAGATTAATAAACTGATATTGCCTCGAAAGCAGCACTTCCTCAATTAAACCTAGCGTTCTATAAAGTTCAAGAGGATGTTCCTTACATATATCAGCATCCAGAACTCTTAAATGATCAACATAAGAGTACGGACGAGGAGCCATCGTCCTGTCTTTTAAAGGACCAAAAAGAAAAGCAGAGGTCACTGCCAATCCATGCTCCAATGCATCACTATCGTCTGTTGCACCAGCATCCATTACGCGATATGAATTTAGCCATTTTTGTATTGGATGTTTTTGTGGTAAACCACCATCTAAAATAGCTGCCCGTAAATCACTAACTGGAGGTTCGCTGGGTAACAGTGTTTGAATTTGTGCCCCAGCTGCTCGTTGTATTGGACGAATACCACGCAATTGCGGTACTGGACGAATTACTCTAACAAAGGTGAATAAGGATAAAACTTCAACTTTTTCTGGTGCACATTGAACCGGAAGAAACCAAAGATTACCTGCACTAAATGAAAGTTCACTGTAAGGAGTTATATCGTTAGCTTCTGCATAACGAACAAATGCAGATTGAACAATATCATCATTATCACTCGGTAGAAGATGCATCCCTATTTCAAAATATTCATGCGGCTCCTGCTTATCAAAAGTGACAATTCTCTCTTGCGGTTTATAAGCTGAAAATGCTTCTATCCTTGCAAAATCTATAGCTTCATCGCTACCATCTTCCAAGGATTGAACCCACGCAAGTATATTTTTGAATGAAGAACGCTTGCCTGCTACAAAAATCTGAGTTGTAGGATACTCAGTAACTTCAACTTTTCGCTTCCAGCCGTCAGGTTTAATCTTGACGGTTTTGCTTCCTACAGATTGCAAATTATTCTCCCTGAGTAGAGTTTCAGGGAAAAAAGAGCGAGCAATATAACTTGGATTAAGTGTTAAGCTGGCCACCGCGTAATCATTAGGGCAAGCATCATTAGGTAAAATATTAAGATCAGATGTGGTTTGTTCAATCTGAGGTGTTAGCCTTTGCTTTGCTTGAGCAAGAGTATATACCTCGGATTTATCCATACCACGACGAGGACCAGCAACAGCATTTGCCAGCAACTCACCACGACCTATAAGAAAGTTAGTAGCCATCTCAATTCCTTTTATGCGACGATGCCCTCAGAGGCACGATGTTTACGAATAGTATCTCGACTAACCCCGGTAATATCTGAGATAGAATGCTGTGAGAGCTTTGTCTCTTTACTGAGGCTTAAAGCCACTTCCAGCTTCTCAGGTCGATCCAATATTGAAATTCTACTTTTTACAAATTCCTCGATTAACTCTTGATCAGATGCAATTCCTAAAGCTACAGCCCTACGAAATTTATTTATTTCTTTTTCAATGTTACTAAAAGATTCATTTTTAAAAGTTAAAGTTAGGATATCAATCCAACGTGAAAACATTGCAAAATCAGGACCAGAAAACCTTTTTATCGCATCAGATATGCTAGCTGAATCAGGCTTTTCAAAATTAATAATCATGTCAAAGCGGCGCCATAAAGCAGGATCGATCAGCTCTTCATGATTAGTAGCTGCCAGTAAAAGAGACTCTGCAGGCCACTCATCAACCTCCTGCAAGATAACAGTTACCAACCTTTTCAGCTCTCCAATATCTGAATCATCACTTCGTCTTTTTGCTATTGAATCAATTTCATCAAGTAACAATATGCACGGTTTTTTCTTTGCATAGTCCAGCGCTGCTCTGAGATTATTACCACTTTTACCAAGATAGCTGCTCATAACCGCAGTCAAATCAAGGATATAAAACGGTACATTTAGTTTCTTTGCTAACCAAGCAGCAGTTAAAGTTTTTCCCACACCAGGAGGGCCTACAAAAATTGCAGATCGTGTTGGAGACAAACCCAGATCATTTAGGCGTTTAACGCTTTTACGCTCAAGTATAAGTCTGTCTAATGCAGTCTCATTTTTCTCTGACAGCACTGGTTTCTCAAACATATCTTTGATAACAGGAGTTTTCAATAAACTCAAACGTGACTCATCATCTATGGGCAGTGTTTGCTCGACTGCAACTTGAGAAGGATTTGGAACCTTGCGCAAACTTTGATGATTACTTACAGGCTTTGCTCGCAAGTATTGATCAAGCTGTGTCGCTAAGTCGGGTGCTGATTCTCGATACTTACGAACTAAGCGCGCCACATATAAGCGTACATCGTCATATTGATTGTTCAGGACCAGCCTCACCAACTGGGCTAAATCCGACTTCAAACCTGATAATTCGCCCATACAAATAAAAACCCCTTAAAAATCAATTAACTAATAACAATGCGTGTGGAATAGTTATAATTATGGCATTTCCTATGTAATTTGAAAAGTCAGAAACACTATATAAATGTACAGTTTGAACTCTGAATGAGGGTATGTCTGGCTCGTAAAAATTGATTTTAAGTCAAAAAATCATAGGCCACTTCCTTTGGATGAGTCAGGAAGTGAGAAGAGTGAGGTTCCACTTTTGAAGACAATAAATAAATCATTGATTTACAATGTAAAATAGTAAAAATTAAACAATTTCCAGGTCAGAGCTATACAAATTGATCTTGTCTGCTTTTTTCAGCAAAAAGCGGTTATATCTTTCACAATGTTTACGATAAACATGATTGAATGCCACATTTTCCGAACCAAATAAATCACTAGTGATCTGCTTCCATTCACCATTTCAAACTGACTCACATCCCAAAACCCACTTTTAAGCAGCCAAACCAGATACGTGCCGCAGAAGCCAGTGTCATCAAGCTGATTTGGTGCACGCTCACCACGCTGTAGCATTTGAAATGTATAAGCACTGGTAGAAAACTTTCGCATATCACCTCTCATTTTAACTGTATATAAAAACAGCATATCAGGGCGCGAATTTTTCGCGATAGCCTTCATCTCAGTTCTTAGAGCCACTCGTTCAGCATTTCATCACTCGCGCAGCGGTAACAGCCAGCGCCCGTTGATGGATTTGTCGCACTCAACTCAGAGCCACAACTGCACCAGCGACGGACCAGCCTGATCTCCAGCTCGTTGCCGTTCCGCAAAATTACCTCGCGATTATCATCGAGCCGGATGCGTGCGCCCCTGATCAACGCCGTGGATAGATCTGGTGTATAGGCCATGCCCTGCCTGGCGCATAGGGTGATCACCGCAGCAGCTAAATCATCTGAAATTGGTGGGCCGGCCGGCAGTGCGGCCGGTAGGTTTTGCGCCTTTTTCTCACCCCGACAGCTGCTGCGCATGACTCTGAGCGCGGCGCGACGTTCCTGCCGTGTTAATGACGTTGGATCGCGCATTGTTTCGGCGGGTAACTCTGTCGATAACTCACGGGGATTGCTGATTTTTTGGTCGCCCGTAGAGTTATTGACAGAACTCCAAGGGGCGGCGGGGCCGCCCTGAGTATCAAAAGATCCAGAACCAAAGGCGGTGCCGGATTTTGCTGGCTGCTTTTTGCGAATCGTCCAGGTTTTCAGACGCGTGCATTGCCGCGATTCCTCGCCGATATGCGGCGACCAGACGCCCGTGATTTTGCGCGTTGTCTCGCCGTAGGCATTTGGCTCCTCGCTGTCCTCATAGGCAACGCGGACGGCATAGCGCTCGCGAGGAATAAGCACGCCACCCTGTTTCTGGATGTAGGTGGCAAAACATCCCGCGTCAGCCGCCGCCGCAATGGCATCCATAACCGGATCAGGCAGCAGTGATGCGCCGTGTTTGTATGTTCCAGCTTTGATCATGATGCTGGTCAGTTGATTACTGAGCTTGCGCAGCTCACGGTAAACCGTGACCGGCGGTTGCCCCACTGGCTGAAACTGGCGAATGCGATGCTGTGACGCCCAGGCCATAGCAAGCCGCGCGGTTTCGCGCAGCGGGCGGCCGGTTTCTTTGTCTGTTTCGCCGTCCAGCGCATAACCGTCGATATTTTTACTAATGTATTTAGCAACATAGGCGGTTGCGCTGCCTTTTTTAGGGTCCATTTTTTTCGCTTTAAACCGCGCCGCTGTGTTTTTCCCCAGTTCCGCACGATCTTCGCGCGTGAAATAGTCGCGCAGGATCTCGAGTGCGGGTTTTACCTGATCAGGCGGCAGGAAAATCAGAACATGCCAGTGCGGTGTGCTGTCGTGATGTGGTTCTGCTACGCGGAACCCGTAGGGGCGCAGATCGCTGCGTTTCAGTTTGGCGGTTGCCCTGCCCCAAACCCTGCACAGGTATTTTTGGGCAACTGACGGCGTTGCCCCATCCCATTTGGGGTTTGCGTGCCCGCTGTGGTTGTTGCTGTGATATCTGGAGGGGCAGGTAATTGTCAGGAACAGCCCGACGTCGCCGCGTGACATTGCCACTTGTTCTAAGCCCATCATGCGGGCCATCAACTCATGACGGCGGATTGCCGGATTGCTGACACTCGCTAGGGCCATCGCTTCTAATGAGGCAACTTTGCCCTCGTCATCTTCCAGCTCATGACTGGCAATAAATTGCCGGTTTTTGCGGCGCTGCTCCTGCCATGCAGATAGCGCGTCCTGGCTGACGTAGGGATTGCGGCGTTTATGTATCTGCCCGATCGCACGCAACTGGCACTCGCGCCAGTCATTACGCAGCCGCCAGACCTGTCGACCCCACCAATCAGCACTCATCAGCCTGCCCAATGCAGACAGGCACAATAATTTATCAAAACGCTTATTTAGCGATCGCCAATATGGCGGGCGAATACGCAGCACTCTCACCTCCTGGCCCAGGTGCCGGTAGAGCCACAGCAGTGTGTCGTCGCCGATCTCCTCCAGCTGCGTGTTTAGCGCACGACACTCCGTGAAAAACATTTCGCTGATCTGCGCGGCCAGAGTGTTAGCCCATGTTAAAACCTGCCGGCGCGTCTGTTCTGCGAGGTGTGACCAGCGGCGGAACCAGTACGCGCCCAGCTCGTTTGAGCTGCTGCGGGCCGCATGCACCTGTCTCACCCGCTCCAGACGCTGAACAGATCTGAGGATGGTGTTGCTAATAAACGCATCGCGCTGCTCTACTGGTCGGCGCTGACTAATCCAGTCAATTTGATTCAGTAGCGGCTGTCTGAGATAAACCGGCAACGTATTGATGCGCGACTGGATGCCGCTGGCGGACAGATGCCACTCGCTGCACTCAACCTGCCAGGCCTCACGCTCTTTGAGTGCAACACTTCGCGCCAATGCATTTACTGAAGCCTGTTGCCGTTCGTGGAACTCCTCAGCGGATAATGGTGATTCTCCGCCGTGCGGGTTAATTGCCTGGCATGGTTTATTCCATGGGAAAAAACCGGACGACTGAGGAGCCGCGCCGGCAAATGGTGGCGGAGGTGATGGTGCGAAACGTCCGCGTTGCTCTCTACTCATGCTTTACTGGCATGCGCTCACTAATGACAGGACTCAGCCAGATGCACTCCTGCCTCGTCTTGGTGCCCTTGCCTGCGCTAATCCGTGAACTTTTAGTTTTCATCTGCCAGCCAGTCAGGAGATCCCTGTAGATTTCGCAGTCGTAGCCGCTAATCACTACCGCGCCACGCATTAACGTTGCTGTTGCCAGCAACTCAACGTGATCGTCGTCGGTCATTTCGTGGTTATACTGACGGCGGCCAGCTGCGCGAGTTTCGCTGACATACGGCGGATCGATATAGTGCAGGGTGTCGTCGCCATCATGGGCGCGCATTACCTCAAGCGCGTTTTTGTTTTCGATGATCACTCCCTGCAGCCGCTCACTGATTGCAGCCAGGTTTGCGGGGAATCTCGTCCATAGATGGGCGGCGGTGGCATATAGGCGTTTGCTATCACAGCGGAAACCAGAATGACTATCGAGTGCGGATGCAGAACCAAAACCCATGCACGCCCTAACAACCATACGACGGGCGCGCTCAATGGGATCGGTTGCTGGCTGTTTCGCTAAATTGAACTCCTCGCGCGCATAGGCCGTCAGGCTGCATGCATCCTGCAAGCTCCGGCACATATCAGCATCACGCAGCACACGAAACAGGTTTACAACCTCGCCGTCGAGATCGTTATAAACCTCTGCATAACTGCGCGGCTTCTGAATCAGTACGCCCGCCGCTCCTCCAAATGGTTCGACGTAACAGCGGTGATCAGGAAAATGACTGATGATCCAGGGCGCGAGCCGGAATTTGCCGCCGTGATAACGCATGACAGGGTGCCGGATATTTGGCTGCGTCACTGCAATACGCTCCATCACATAACCTCCTCTGCATCATTAAACGCACCCGACTCACACATCGCCGCATACGTCGCATCACCGCAGCACGGACCGCAATCCGGGCACATGCCACCGCCTGCACTGTTGCAGCCCTCGCAGATTTTCAGGCAGCCAATCACCTCGCTGGCCTCGGTGCGGGTTTTCGCGCCCACTGAGCGTCGTGCGGTGATTTCATGCATGCGGAACGGGGAATAAATGCGGCGGGTTTCGGGCGTGTCGCTGCCGGAAAATACCGACGTTGCGCCATGCTCGTTGAATGCATTAACCAGTGTTTTAACCAGGGTTGCGTGCTGTTCAGCACCAAATCCGGCAGTGTGATAGCTGGCAAAATTCGCGGTGTCGCTGGCGGGCAGGTATGGCGGATCACAGTAGAAAATCGCGCCCTGTTTGGCGTGGGTGATGATGGTTGTGCGGAAATCAGCACACATAAAAATTGTGCGCGTGTCCCGCACTTTTTCAGCAAACAGGCGGATCTCCTGTTCCGGGAAATACGGCGCTTTATAGCGACCATAGGGCACGTTGAATTCGCCCTGCTGGTTGTACCGCATCATGCCGTTATAGCCGTGCCGGTTGAGATAGAGAAAACGCAGCGCCTGTGTGAAATCCCACGTTGAAAGCGCCCACGCAGCCGGGCGTGGATCATTAAACATGCTGCGGGTTGAGTAATACGTTTCCTCATTATTGCCATCGCGGAACAGAGCTGATCGCGCTGTGCTGATAAAATTCTCTGTGTCGCTGGCAATCACGCGATAAAAATTAATCAGATGCGGGTTGATATCGCCGAGCACATAACGCCTGTAATCCGTATTCATAAACACGGACGCCCCGCCCACAAACGGCTCAATCAGGCAGTCGCCTTTTGGCAGATGAGGCAGCAATTTCGGCATGACGCGGGATTTACCGCCAGGCCACTTCAGAGGCAGTGTTGTTGTCATTGGATGGATTCCCCGTTGTAGGTTTCATGTGTCATGAGCTGCCAGTGCTGCCCGCCGTTTTTGCTGAGCAGCCGCCAGCGAATGCCAACCCGGATCACCAGATAGCCATGCGGTTTTATGCGGGAAAAATTGTGCTCGCCGCGCTCGTACTGGCGGAGCATGCGCAATGCACGCGCCTGAACCCGCAGCGCGACACGTTTGCAGGTCATGGTGATGGGCATCATGGGCGCTCCGCACTCACGAGGTGATCAGGCACTGAACGGAGATATGCCGCGCTCATGGCCGACAGTGCGCGCCAGGCAGATGTGATCAATTGAGACTGATGCAGGGCATCATTGAGCAGATTTTGTGATGTTCTGTCGCATATAGTGATGCAACCGCCATGGACTACGACGGGGATAAATTCGAGCAGCGTGCTGGCGCGATGGGCGTGTGCATATTGCCAGGCCGGGGCAATACCAGCGGCGGCCATTGCGCTATAAATGATCGGGGCGTCGTTATCGAGGTTTTTAAACCACACGGGGCAATTGCTAAATTCACCCTGACGCAGAACAAACAGGTTTAATCTGGCGAGCGCCTCGCGCAGCTCCAGAGAAACATCAGACAGCAACTCTGAGCGCGATTCAGCTGACTGGCGCAACCAATATTTAAACGCGCTGGCGCCAATGGTGCCGCCCTCGCGCTGACTGCTCTCAATATCAACAGGGCAGTACATTTGATCTGCTATAGCACCCGTCTCCGGATTAAATGCCACCGCTGCAATTGCGGCAATTGCGGCGCTCGGGCGCGAATCTAATGCCGTTACCCGGATCATGATTTGATTACGCTGATTAATCATTTTGCTGTCCTATGCTGTTTTATGGGCGAGCGCGGTCCGGCGGGTTTACGCCTGGCATTGCTCGGGTTTTATTTCAGGTTTTAGTGGCTGGTATCAGGATTTAATCGCGCAATGTCGCCGGGCCTGTAACGGGCGGGAACTGTGCGCGCCAGATATCGAATGGATTCCATTCCGCGCGCGACTGTTCGGCGCTGCGGCAATGTCAGATCCTGCCAGGCAGCAAAAATGTCCTTGCCTTCCAGTTTCTGCATGGAGTGATCTGTGCATTCCTCGGCTATGGCATTGCCGAGTACAAAAACCGCTTTTCGCTGTGGTGCAGTTAATGCCGCATAGCGCTCTGCTGTCTCGTTCCGGCAGGCTGCTGCCTCCAGCTGCTCACGCATTTTGCAGAGCCAGTGCTGATGCGCCTCAATCTGCAGCGGTGTTTTATGTTCGTTGATAGGATTCATATTGCTGCCTGCTATTTCTGCAATTACTGACAGATACGATTATTAAAACGTTGTCGTATTTACCGGCACAGGCTCGGGTATTATTCCGCGCCTGCAATCAGCAATCATCGCGCTGAGTTTATTTTCTGCCTCGGTATCGCCGGAATATTTTGCAGTAAACTGCAATGCAATAAACGCCAGCCCCAAACTCAGCGTGTCGTTTTTTCCGGTATTTTCAGCGTCAAAATAATATTGCTGCAGAATGCTGTTGATTAATTCGATGTAAGGTTTTTTCATTCCCTAAATCCCCGTTAATTATTTAATCAGCCCACATAGCAACGCCATGCCGTATGCAATCCCGCCAACCGCCATGAGCGTCAGCACGGCCAGCACAAATAAACTGAGTAAAAAAAGCACTTCAACCATGTGCCGCCCCTTCCCGTTCTGCGTGCAGACGGTCAATAAATCTCACCGCCTCAGCCTCTGCGAATTCACAACCGAAATAAGCGCCGCCCCGCGAAACGCCGTACAGGTTGAGCGGGCGATGTGCAGTTCGTGGTGATTTAGTGATTGTGAAGCCGCGATAAATGGCGGCGTTTTTACTTACCCTGATGATCGCATTTAGCATTGATCAAACCTCAATCGCGTGACACGCCCAGCCATTTCAGCCAGCCATCGCGGATCTCCTTAGGGCGACTCTCAAATGCCAGTTTTAGACCGTTGTTCCAGGCTGGCAAATAAACCCATTTTTCACTGCGGGCTGACGGATTCAGCGGGTCGGTCATTTCAACGACCGGCAGCTTGCCCTTATCGATCATCATCCTCACTGCGTCACTTGATTTGCCAATCAGGCGCGCGAACTCAGGATGTGGAACCGCGTCAGTGCATGGCACTGTCGTGACCAGTTTCGTTAATTGATTTTCCATCTGTTAAACTCCTCTCTTAACTGTCCAGTGCGCTCCAGTGGTCTCTAGTGCGCCTGAGTGCTTTATAACTGGGCTTATCAAGGACAAAGTTGCACTTAACACGTGCAAGAGTACACCCACCATGAAAAATACGTCAATGTCTATTGGGAAAAAATTGCGTGCCATACGAGAGGAGGAACTGCTTAACAGAAAACAAGCTGCTGATTTGACAGGGATTCCTTATGGGACACTCAATAATTACGAGGGCGACAGAGCCATGCCGTCAACTGAGGTTCTACTGCGGTTGCTCCAGCTTCCAGAATTTCAGAAGTACGCATTATGGTTAACAACTGATTTGGTTGCACCGGAGTCAGGCCAGATCGCCCCGAGTGAGTACGTTTTGCGCAAAATCAACAAAGCTGACACTGATGAGAAAAAAACTGGTTAAAACTGCAACTTAAATAAATAACCCAAAAGGAGTAAATGATTAAATATTGACCTATGAAGCCTTATCATTATGACGTTATTTTACAATGGCTTAACGCCATTAACACAATGAGTCAACAATGAATATGAGGCAGAACAATGTTTGATCAATTTTGTAAACGCTTAAGAGATGTCTTAGACATTGAACAAGTTTGGGCCGATGAATTGGTGGGGTTATTAGGTACAGAGCATCCAAGGTTAAACGGCAGCGAGCCTATTCCGATGGATATAACAATGCGGCTGTTAAAACACCGGCGCATTCAGAAATATGCGATGTACCTGATGACAGAACAGATAGCACCAGTAACCGGCCAGATATCGCCGGATCTCGCACACTATGGGCAAACCGTAACAACCTGTTAGCACTGAGGCCAGAATGCTGGCAATCACTGCACGAACAATATCTGGAGGAATTGAGCAGGGTAAAAAACCAGCTCGCTGAAAATAGTTTTATTGATGTAAATAACCAAACCATCCTGGAGAAAATGCTATGAGCATTAAAAAACTCAGTGATGGTCGATATGAAGTGGACATCAGGCCCGACGGTCGCAACGGAACGCGCATCCGCCGGAAATTTAATAAACGTCATGAGGCAGTTGCATTTGAGCGTCATGCTATCAGCAATCACACCGACAAGCCCTGGCTCGACAAACCCACAGATGCACGTCCTCTGTCGGAACTGATTGAGTTATGGTGGAAACTTTTTGGTAAATCGGGGGATTACGGGCTGACACAAAAACGCACGCTACTGCGAATTTGTAATGTTTTAGGTAACCCGGCAGCGTGCCAGATAGATACAGTGCGGATTACAGAATATAAGGCGCTGCGGCTTGCTAGCGGCTCAAAGGCGAGCACGATTAATCGTGAGGTTTCTGCCCTGGGCGGGTTGTTCACTGCGCTGATCAGTTCAGGACTGTTTAAAGATCCCCACCCCATCAGAGGAAATATAAAACTCAAAGAGCAGAATCCGCAGATGTCGTATCTGTCCCCTGGTGAAATAGCCGTGCTATTGGATGCGCTGGAGGGTGATAACAGGCGGGCTGCGCTGCTCTGTCTCAGCACAGGGGCGCGATGGAGTGAGGCAGCCAGAGTCAAACGTGAGCAGGTGACGCTGAACCGTGTTACCTATCTGAGAACCAAAAACAACAGGCCGCGAACCGTTCCGATCTCTGAGGCGGTGTTTTCTGAAATAGTCCAGGTTGAATCCGGCTTGCTGTTCCCAAAACTGGATTATGTTCTGTTCAGGAAAACACTGAGGGAAGTTAAGCCGGATCTTCCTGCGGGCCAGTCAACTCACAGTATGCGCCACACGTTCGCCACGTATTTCATGATAAATGGCGGAAACATACTGACGCTGCAACGCATCCTCGGGCATTCGACCCTGATGCAGACGCTGAGGTATGCGCATTTTGCTCCTGACTATCTGATGGATGCGGTGCATTTTAATCCGCTGAAGGGCGGGATTTCTGTGCCGGTTTCGACGTCCACATTGCGTCCACAGACGGACAATTTGCCCGTTTTACCGTCCACAGACTGTCCACATTCAGATTCGTTACAGTTGCTCTGAGTTCGCCTGAGTGCAGGCTGGCTGGGGTTGGCGCCCGGACCGCCTGATATGGCAGGGATATGAAAAGCTCTTATGCAGGGGCTTATTTGGATAACCGGCGACGGTTATCCATTTTTTTTTACTCCGGCTGAAGCGGCTTAAAGAATCGGGCTTCCAGCAACTGACGCAGCTGGTCGGACTGCGTACCAAAG